CAACCTGTGCAAGAACAACAGCTTGATCCAGAAATGCAAGCATGGTCAGCTAAAAACCCTTGGTTTATGAATAATAGTAATGCAAAGCATAGAGAAATGACTTCTTATGCTTTAACTCTTGATCAAAGATTGCAAAACAAAGGCATAGACCCAGAAAATAATTCACAAGAGTATTACGCAGAAATAGATAAAGAATTGCGTAGTGCATATCCAGATTTTTTTGGTGTTCAACCTTCAATAGATATTGAAGAAGAAAACCAAACTAGACAACCTTCAAACGTTGTTGCACCAGCATCGAGGTCGACTGGTGGTAAAACTAACCCTCGCAGTATACGATTGACTCAGACGCAAGTTAAATTAGCACGTCAACTTGGAATTAGTCCAGAGCAATACGCAAAACAATTACTAAAGGAGACTTAAATGTCAGACGAAAATAATATAAATAAAGAAGTTGTAGAGACTTCTGAAGAACAAGTGCGTACCCCTAGGGGATCAGAAGATCGAGAGATCATCCAGCGACCAGAAAGCTGGGAAAACCCATCTAACTTACCAAGTCCTAATCCTCAAGAAGGTTGGGTCTTCAGGTGGATAAGAACAAGTTTATTAGGTAACACTGATAATCCTAATGTTTCAAAAAAATTCAGAGAAGGTTGGATTCCTTGCAAGGCAGAAGATCATCCTGAGTTACATATTCACATGATGGACCACAAATCTGAATGGGCAGAGAAAGGTAATATTGAAGTTGGTGGGCAACTGTTATGCAAGATGCCAAAAGAGAAAGCGAAAGCTAGAGATGAGCACTTCCAAAGAATGGCTCAAAATCAAATGGAATCTGTTGATAACGTATATTTTAAGGATCAAGATTCTAGAATGGCTACCAAACAAGTATTTGAACGAAAATCTCAAACAACCTTTGGTAAAAAGTCCTAGTTTCTTGTAATAGTAATTTTATAAACAGGAAAAATTATGGCAAGTTCAGCTACACCTATGGGTGCTAGACCTGTAAGTTCATTAGTATCTTGTGCATACAATGCGAAAATAACTCATTATAAAATCAAAAATGCATATGGAACATCCATATTCTATGGAGATTTTGTAAAGTGGGCAGATGACAATCCTAATACTACTATCCAAAAGGATACTGGTACAGCGACTCTAACCCCAATCGGTGTTTTCCTTGGATGTGCTTATACTGATCCTACAACAGGTCAATTCACCACAAATCAATATTTTCCAGCTTCAATAGCTGCTGATGATATTGTTGCGTATGTTGCTTCTGATCCATTCGTGGTCATGCAGATGCAATCAGACGAATCACTTACTCAAGATGATTTGGGTAAAAATGTCGGAGTCGTTCAAACTGCTGGGTCAACTAACATTGGCACAAGTAGAAATGCGATTGATGGAAGTACAGCAGATACTACCAACACACTACCATTAAAGATTATCGACTTTGTTGATGGTCCTGATAGTGAAGTTGGAGACAGCTATACTGACGTATTGGTGATGTTCAACGTAGGACATCAATTACTTAACACAACAGGCATAGGCTAATAGGAGAATATTATGGCAGCTATTTCAAGAGCAAATGAGCTAAAACAACTCCTTCCAGGTCTTAACGCACTGTTTGGAGATGAGTACAACAATTACGAGAATGAGCATGAGCAAATCTATGTAACTGAGAATTCTGAGAGATCATTCGAAGAAGAACTCAAGTTATCAGGTTTCGCTGCTGCTCCAGTAAAAGATGAAGGTGCATCTATATCTTTTGATACAGCACAAGAATCTTTTGTAGCTCGTTACACACACGAAACTATTGCTTTAGGTTTCTCAGTTACTGAGGAAGCTATGGAAGATAATCTTTATGTAAGTTTATCTGCTAGGTATACTAAAGCATTAGCAAGAGCAATGGCTTACACTAAGCAAGTCAAATCAGCTTATCCACTTAATAATGGATTTACTAACTCTTTCCAATCTGGAGATGGTGTAAATTTATTTACAGCAAGTGGTGATGGTGTAACAGGTGGTGATGGTCATCCATTAGTATCTGGCGGTAAGAACTCTAACAGACCAGTCACTGGTGCTGACTTGAACGAAACATCTTTAGAAGATGCAGTAATTCAAATTAGTAAGTGGACTGATGAAAGAGGTCTTAAAATTGCAGCTAGACCTAAGAAGTTGATCGTTCCTACTGATCTACAGTTCGTAGCTACTCGTCTACTAGACAGTGAGTACAGAGTTGGAACTGCTGACAATGACATCAATGCAATCAGAAACAATGGTGTGATTCCAGAAGGCTTCTCAGTTAATCATTATTTAACTGATACTAATGCTTTCTTTATCATTACTGATGTGCCTGATGGCATGAAGCATTTTGTCAGAAGTCCAATGACTACAAGCATGGATGGAGACTTTGATACTGGAAACGTAAGATATAAAGCTAGAGAAAGATATTCATTTGGAGTATCTGATCCGCTTGGTATTTTTGGTTCACCAGGATCAAGCTAAAACTTTAAGGGGAGCTTTTGCTCCCCTTTTTTTCGTTCTAGGGATTTTTTAATTTGTCTATCAACTGCCCTAGCAGACTTGCCAAGATGATAGATATTTTCTTTTAGGAGAAAAAAATGGCTAATACAACTTTTACTGGAGCCGTAAGATCAGAAAATGGTTTCCAATCAATAACAAAAAATACAACTACAGGTGCAGTTACTGTAGAGGCAACTTATGACGTAAGACCTAATTTTAGAACAACTGTAGATAACTCAACACTTAATACTGGTGCTGCGGTTACAACTACTTTAACAAAAGATCAGTCTGGAACTGTTTTCAATATTGATGGTACTGATGATATCGTAGTAAATATGCCAGCTTTGAGCACAGACAATGTGGGTATTACTTATGAATTTTTAATTACAACTGCTGTTGGTTCAGGTAAAACTGTAACATTTGTACTTCCAGGTGCTGGAGTATCAAATTTCTTTGGTGCTTTACAGCTTATGGGCGGTACTGCTGCTAACCCAGCTTCAGATGTTGCAGGTGATACTCTTACTGTTCCAGCACTTTCTGCTGTTAATGGAAGAGTAAAACTAACTTGTGTTTCTGATGATGGCACTAACTCTACTTGGAAAGCAGAAACTCTTACATCTGTTATAGCAACTATTGCTTAATAGGAGAATACTATGAGTTTAACATCAGCAACAGATGTTCAAGCAGTATTCATTGAGGCTGATACTGATGCACTAGATGCAGATAGCATCAGCCAATCTCAAACACCATCAGGTGCAGGTAATTTAACCATTAATGGTGCAAAAGCCTCTGGTGGTGTTGCTACTTTTAATTCTGCTAGACAAGTAACAATTACTTCAGCAGGAGATGATCAAGCTAGAACATTTACAATAACAGGAACAGATGTTAATGGTTTTACAATTACTGAAGCAGTAACTGGTGCTGATACAGCAGCAGCAACAAGCACAAAACATTTTAAGACAGTAACTCAAATAGCAGTAGATGACGCTACTGCTGGTGCAGTTACGGCTGGTATGAATACATCTGCTATAGCAGTTATATTTGCAGGTCGTTCACGACTTAAAGGTGCTTTTATAGTTAATTCTTCTACAGCAGGTACTGTTTCTTTTAGAGATAGTTCAGATGCTGGAGAAAGTGGTACAACTAAATTGCAGCTAGGAACTGTAGCTAGTCCAACTGCTGAAAGAGATGTAACCATTCCTGGTGAAGGTGTAGTATTTATAGATGGAGTTTATATTCCATATACAGCAGGTACTACAATATTTACCAGTATTACAGCGTTCCACGCATAAAAAGGTATTATTATGAAATATATAATTGCAGAAAATGGAAACTTTCCTCCACAATATAATGTTTTAGAGGAAAGCAAAGATGGTATTTACAGAGTTGTTTTTGGACCAGACCCTGATTTAGAGGATGCCCAAAGAAAACACGCTGAATTATCTGGTATCACAAAAAGAGCTAAAAAAGAAGATGGCACATTTAAAGCAGATGATC